CACACGTCTATAGTTAGAATCTTTATTTTTTTTTTTTTTAAAATTTTTAATCCTGATAGAAAATTTGACTTCTTAAGACGATCATTTCAAAGTGAGCAGATATTTCACCTGGTCCAGCTCGCCGAGTATCTCGTCACGGACGTTTTGAAGCTCGGTATTCTTCGATATCATCTTGTCGAGCGGGCCTCTCATGTAAGCGTCCGCAACGTCGACCATCTTCAAAAACTTGGTCTTCGTCATGTTCTCCACGGGCACGGACGAATTCAAGCGCAGCGTCGGCCGACCAAACGCGCCGAAATATTTTTCGAGGAACGAATCCGTCAAGTCCGCGAGTTTTTCGAATAGCTTATCCGTTGCTTTATGGTTGCTGTAACTGAATGTCTGAAAATGAAAAATCTTCGTCGCGAGTTGAAGTTCGAAGAAGAACAGCACGATCTTCGCGGCGTTCGTCTGATTCGAGTTCAGCGTCTTATTTGTGTTCTTATTGGCATTCTTGTTGGCGTTGTTCATTTATCATATATATTATTTTAATTTTATTATGTTACTATAAATAAATGGGATCAGAATCGGATTTCAAGACGAACTTGTTGAAATACTCCGGGATAAATTACGATACACAAATCATGAATTTCCCTGGAGCAATCGTCGCACAGAACATAGATGCCAATGTCATATACGGTAACGTGACGGCCATCTTGCCGCCCCAGGCAAACGTGGACATTCGAGGAAATGTCACGGGGACGAACGTCGTCACCAACGTATTCACCGCATCAGGAAACGCATATTCTACGTATTTCATAGGTAACGGCGCACTGTTGTCCGGAGTGACATCTTCGCTTCCTCCGACAGGATCTGTGGATATCGTCGGCAACGTATCTGCTCCAGGGAATATCACTGTCGCCGGACAAATAACCGTGACGGGAAACGCATACGCCTCGTATTTGATCGGCAACGGTGCTCTGTTGAGCGGGTTATTGACGTCGTTGCCCGCGAGGGCGAATATAGATATCGTCGGAAACGTGACGGCTCCTGGAAATATATATGTTGCCGGACAAGTGAACGTCGTAGGGAATGTATCTGCAAATTATCTTCTCGGTAACGGTTCATTGTTACAGGGCATTTTGACGTCCGTTCCTTCCCAGGCAAACATAGACATCGTCGGAAACGTGGCGGCACCTGGAAATCTCGTGGTTGCCGGACAAGTAACTTCCGTCGGAAACGTGTCTGCGAGTTACTTCATAGGAAATGGTGCTTTGTTACAAGGCGTGTTGAAATCTCTGCCTGCCCGTGCGAACATGAACATCGTCGGAAACGTGTATGCCCCTGGGAACATATCGGTAGCCGGTCAAGTGCTCGTCGCCGGAAACGCCGCGGCAAGTTACTTCCTCGGAAACGGTGCTCTTCTTCAAGGTGTGCTGACGTCGTTCCCGTCGAGTGCAAACATAGACGTGATCGGTAACGTTTCCTCTCCGGGAAACATCACAGTCGCTGGTCAAGTCACCGTCGCAGGTAACGTGACCGCAAATTACTTCCTCGGAAACGGTTCTCTGTTACAAGGTGTGCTGACGTCGTTTCCATCGAGTGCAAACATAGACATTGTAGGAAACGTGACATCTCCTGGGAACGTCAATGTTTTGGGACAAGTAAAAGTAACTGGAAACGTTGTGGCGACAAATTTCACAGGTAACGGTGCGTTACTGACAGGTATGTTAGAATTCTTCCCGAACGTCGGACGTCTCGACATCGTGGGAAACGTGACGGCTCCGGGAAACATCATCGTCCAAGGTCAGGTACGAGTCATAGGTAATACGACGGCCAATTATTTCATCGGAAACGGCGCCTTTTTACAAGGTGTCCTGACGTCGCTGCCTCCGAGAGCGAATATAAATATCATAGGCAACGTGACAGCTCCGGGGAATATTGACGTTACGGGACAGGTAACCGTGGCTGGAAACATATCGGCAAATTATTTCATTGGAAATGGGTCTTTGATGCAAGGCGTCCTATCGTCTCTTCCGTCCAGAGGAAACATAGACATCGTCGGTAATTTGACATCGTCGGGAAACCTCGACGTGCTAGGCCAAGTAACGATCGTGGGCAACTTGACTGGAAATTATTTGATCGGCAGCGGCGCTGGCATATCTGGCTTATACATTCCCGTTCCTGCAACGTCGGCCATGGACATACAAGGTAATGTGGTTGCCCCTGGAAACATAGAAGTCACGGGGCTTTTGCAAGTTTTAGGTAATATGAGTGCTCCTTACTTCATAGGCGACGGTGCGTTCATAACAGGAGTGTACGCCCCCGTTCCTCCTACCATGAACGTAGACGTCATAGGAAACGTGACGTCGTTTGGAAATCTCGTGAGTACTGGAAATATCACATCGAGTGGAAATATATCCGCTCCTTATTTCATAGGAAATGGATACTATCTAAACGGTGTAATCCCCAACATCCCGACGCAATCTAATACCGACATAGTAGGAAACGTAGTTGCTCCTGGAAACGTCGACGTGCAAGGCCAGGTCACTGTCATCGGAAATGTTACTGCCAATTATTTCGTAGGCAACGGCTCTTTGCTATCCAATACCGCCGACGTCCTTGCAAACGTGATATATACCGACATCATCGGAAACGTGACTGCTCCCGGAAACGTTTTTTCGCAAAGTCAGGTTACTATCGGAGGAAACGCAATCGGTCTTTATTTTATCGGTAATGGTATATTGTTATCCAACGTTCTGACGTCTATTCCTACGAGCATCGCAATGGATGTTTACGGAAACGTCATTGGAAATTTATTGAGCGTAGACACGATAACATCGTCGTTCGGAAACATAGCAAACATACGTTTCGTCGGGGGAAATGTGTTTGCGCCCCAGTTTGTAGGAAACGGAATATTTTTGTCAAACGTATTGACGAGTATACCGGGCGTGTTGTCGACCGATATTTTTGGAGACACGAATGTGTTCGACGTCGTCGCGCAGGAAATAAATGTTACAGGAGATGCCAATATCTCGGGTTCCTTGGTCGTGTCTGGAACTATGGCTGCGGATGTTCTGAGAGGAAACGGCGCCTTTCTCTCCCTCCCTGGATATCTCATCGTTCCGTATGGATCCGTGGCCAACCAAGGCGCTCGTTTGGCACTCACCGTTCCGATAGGAACGATCGTTCTACAAACCAATAATTCGATAACGTATCTTTTGAACGCGTTACCTGCAAGCAATCCTTCCAACTGGTCGGTATTTGATGCTTCTAGTGTTATAACGAGTGCGTTTGGGAGAACGGGTGTGGTCGTCGCACAGGTTGGAGACTACATAGATTCTCAGATTTTGTTATCACAAACTATAGGGCCTTTCACGTCTGGAGTAGCTAATGTATATAGCATTTTATTAGACATCGTCAGCAATAAAGCGAATATAACAAACGGAAATATAACGGCCAGTCAATTCGTAGGAAACGTCACATCGTTTGGAAATGTAGATTCTGTGGTAACGACTGCCAGAAGACTCCAAGTGAACGGTTCGGCCACGATAACTGGTCAAGCAGACGTGACAGGTAATACGTCGGCATTGTACATCCTTGGTGATGGATCTCAACTGTCGTCTCTTCAATCACAGTTTCCTTTCGTCGGAGCCGTTGATATAGTGGGTAATTCCGTATCTCCTGGAAACATTTACGTGACGGGCCAAATTACTTCTCTAGGAAACGTCATAGCACAGAATTTTTACGGAAACATCATAGCGAATACCATAAATGCATTCGCGACGAGAGTGACTTCTTCTACAAATGCATTTAGAATGACGGGTTCGGGGATATTTTCTGCTCGGAATTTTATAGGAAATTTAGTTGCTACAGGGAACGTTGCTGCTTCGAATTTCATAGGAAATATGTTCATAACAGGGAATGTGACCGCGTCGAACTTGATATCTAATATAATCAGGGTGTATGGAAACGCAAACGTCGCCAACGTGATCGCGGGAGATATGACGCTAGGAGGAAATCTGTTTGTGGTCGGAAATACGGGGTCTGTTACTCTGAATCTTCCCACAAGCACGTTCAACGGAAACACCGTCATTCTCGACGGAGTTCAGAATACTGTCGCCGGAAACTTGTTACAATACAACCAGGTAGTTCTTAGAAACACGTCGTCGCTCGTGTTGCAACAACAGAACGGAAATGTCAACAACGGAACCTTCACGAACGGATTTCCTACGTTCGGAGACGCAGAATTTACGTGTTCCCGAGCTACGATGCTCACGTACAACAATCAGTTGATGGGTTTTGGTCAGGGATGGACTAACGCGCAATGCGTAGCTGGATATCCACCTATAACTCCATACCCGACGGTCATTCCTTTGTTTACGGTACCCACATATCAAATAGCCGTGTCTAAAGTAAAGTATTCGTTATTCGATGCTCTAATTCTTACTCAAGATGGCAGAGTACTCACGTTCGGACAAACGTTTGCTGCATGGCAACCTCAAGTCATATCTCTTCCGGCGGCTGCTAGAGATATTTTCTTACCTCCTTTGAGAAATAACGGAACAGGAGTCAGCAGCATATCTCCTATGGGAGCCACGTTAGGAAACGGGCAATTATATATGTGGGGATTGAACACGTCTGGTCAACTCGGACGAAGTTCTTTCACGACAAGTTTAATACCTCAAGTTCCTAATGGATTACTAAATGCAAATGTCATCAAGCTGACGATGAGTACAACTGGACGTACCTCAACATGTGCGGTTCTTGCAAATGGAAGGATAGCGACGTGGGGATACAATTCGGCTGGTCAACTCGGATTGTCGAACACGGATATAGTGGTCGTTCCTTCGTACATCCCGACGTTCACCGGTCTTGCGGCAAGCAGTAACGTGGCAGACGCGCAGTTCGTGGGAGGATTTGACGGGTTTGGTGCGACAGCTGATAATACGTCTCTACGTATTCTTCTCAGAGACGGTTCGAGTTATGCGACTGGAAGTAATCGCAATGGTGAACTCGGTATAAATAACATAACAAACTCGACAACTTTCCAACGGGAAAGCACGAACAGGTCGAATATCGTAGCGATAGGAGGTATGCAGATGGTGAACACGTGCCACTACATCATTCAAAATGATGGACAATTGCTGTTTTGTGGAAACAAACGATCATTCGGAGTTACCGTCGGCGCGACGACACAGAACGTATTTTATTTAGGAGACGGTGTAGGTTCGTATGGCTTCCAACGAGCCATGTTGTCGACAGGCACGACCATAACGACTCCTTTCGTTCGATTCCACGCGTCTGCTTCGGAGTCTCAGTTGATTGCAGGGTCTACTTTATACTGGGCCATGATCAAAGACAACCAGGGGAATCTTTGGATGATGGGAAATAACACCACGGGCCAACTCGGTATAGGAAATACGGACAATTATATGAACGGATTCATAAAAGTAAATCAATTCATGTCTCCGGCAAACATCCCCGTCGTAGATTGCGCGGCAACCGGGTTTTTGTCGGCTGTATCTGGTGGAACGACCGTCGTCACGACTGCGGACGGACGGATGTTATCTGCGGGAGTCAATATTCAAGGTTCTGCCGGGACAGAAGTGGTTCCTTCAGGAACTATTAATCCTTATTGGACTCCCGTGATAGGATTTAGCTCTCCTCAAAACACGTAAAATATATACAAAAATATATTAGGATATAGAAACGATATGTCAGGAAGAAATTTCAAAACAAATTTGAAAAAATACGCGTCTATAAATTACGACACGAATGTGATGGCGTTCGACGGTCCGATAACGGCAAATTCCATCACCGCTCAGTCTTTTTCTGGAAATGCGGGAGCGATATTACCGACAACTTCTAGAATAGATATAACCGGTAATGTGACCGGTAATTCGGTGGTGTCAGAAAACATTTCCGCGTACACGTTCACTGGAAATTTAGTCGGCAACGGTGCGTTGTTGACTGGCATAACTTCGTCTCTACCGACGAGAGCAAACATAGATATCACCGGAAACGTAATAGCACGTGGTAATATCGTTGCAGCAGGACAGGTGAACGTCATTGGAAATATGACCGCAAACTACTTTATTGCAAACGGAGCTCTTTTGTCCGGTCTGAACGCCCTCCCACCGACGGCAAACGTAGATATCGTAGGAAACGTGTATGCTCCAGGGAATATCAGGGTACAAGGTCAACTATACACTATAGGAAACATCGTTGCAAATTACTTCCTTGGCAACGGGTTGTTATTACAAAACATACTCACGTCTCTTCCAAGTCGTGCAAATATAGACATCGTAGGTAACGTGACAGCGCCGGGGAATATACTCGTTACTGATTCTATGTACGTTTCAGGTAACCTCGCGGCAAATTACATATTAGGAAACGGTTCTTTTTTGCAAGGAATATTGAATTCTTTTCCATCGCATGCAAACATAGACATCGTCGGTAACGTGGCAGCCCCAGGAAACGTTGTTGTTATCGGACAGACGACCGTTGCTGGAAATGTTGCTGCTGATTACTTTTTTGGAAACGGTTCGTTGCTTCAAGGAATATTGACATCACTTCCTAGAAGTGCAAATGTTAATATCGTAGGTAATGTGTCTTCCCCCGGAAACATCGTCGTATCTGGTCAAGTGACCACCGTGGGAAATGTTACGGCGAATTACGTGCTCGGTAATGGCGCTCTATTATCGGGAGTTCTGAAGACCCTCCCTCGACAGGCAAACGTCGATATCGTCGGGAACGTGGCAGCTCCGGGCAATGTGTTTGTTCAAAACGATTTGAGTATCGTGGGTAACATTACGGCAAATTACTTTGTTGGCAGCGGACGTTTTTTGAGTAACATAAATACCATATTGCCCTCGACAGGACCCGGCGATATCACGGGAAACGTGACTGCGCCTGGTAACGTCATCGTTCAAGGGCAGGTGTACGTGCTAGGAAATACGACTGCAAACTATTTCATCGGTAACGGAGCTCTTTTACAAGGTGTATTGACATCCCTTCCAGCTCAGGCAAACATAGATATCATAGGTAACGTGGTGGCACCTGGGAATGTGACATCTGTGGGACAAGTGAGTGTGTTAGGAAATGTAACGGCGAATTACTTTGTAGGTAACGGCTCGCAACTAGGAGGGGTTTTAAAGACTCTTCCTACCGTGGGAAGAATTGATATAACGGGAAACGTTTCTGCCCCTGGAAATATCACCATCTCGGGACAGGTGACTTCAGTAGGCAACGTGTCCGCATCATATTTATTCGGAAACGGAGCATTGTTGACGGGTGTGAGTGCGACGCTGCTGCCTTCTACGGCAAATACGGATTTGATAGGAAACGTGGTTTCTTTGGGAAATTTGAGAGTTCTGGGTCAGACGAACGTCGACTCGCTGACCGCTACAAGCTATTATTTCGGAAACGGAGCCTATATGACTAATGTAATAAACACGATCACCGGTGTTCAAAATATAGATATCGTAGGAAACGTGACCGCCCCAGGGAATGTGAGCGTGCTCGGACAAGTCGATTTTGCTTCGTTTGCGTTCGCACCATATTTCATAGGAAACGGTTCTTTGATATCGAACGCGTCGGTTATATATCCGGGAAACGCCAACACCGATATTCTAGGAAACGTCGTGGCTCCAGGTAATATTCTAATTTCTGGCCAGGTACGTGTATCCGGAAATACTACAGCTTCTTACTTCCTAGGAAACGGTGCTTTATTATCCGGTGTGAACACGGCGCTTCCCGCTGTTCTACGAAGAGACGTAGTGGGTAACGTCACGAGTTCTGGAAACATCAATATTTCCGGACAATTGACTACGATTGGAAACATCGTCGCTACGTATTTCATAGGAAATGGTTCCGCGTTGACAGGTATCATATCGTCTTTACCTACGAGTGCGAATTTGACGATCACGAGCGGTAATATAACAGGAGCATTCGCCAACGTTCAAAACGTGGTGGCGTTGAACGGAACAATTGGAAACGTATTCTTTTTGAACGGAAACGTGTTTGCAAACTATCTTATTGGAAATGGATCGGCTCTCGAAGGAGTTTTGAAAACGTTTCCGACGTCTTTGAACGCAGACATCATTGGAAACGCTACTTCTGTAGAAATGGTGGCCGATTATGTGTATACAAATGATCTGTTTGCCGGTGTTTCGATGTCTAGTAGTGTAGGTAATATATCAGCATCACAATTTGTAGGAAATTCTGACATTACTTTACAGGGACTGCTGCTCAGTATTCAACCGGACGTGGCCAACCAGGCCGCACGACTCGCCTTGACGACACCGAGCGGTTCTCTCGTCCGTCAGACGGACAATGGTATTCGCTATATTTTGACTCAACAGCCGCCGAGCACGGCTTCGAATTGGCTTGTATTTACGGGAGCTGCTGTCGCGGTGACGTCGTTATTTGGAAGAACGGGTGTAGTAGCAGCATTGGCAGGTGATTATAATGATTCTCAGGTACTCTTGTCGAGATCTGTGGGAACTGTGGGGGCTTCGGATACCGTGTCGAGTGCGCTTCAATATTTATATACCAGAAAAGCAAATGTGACGATCGACAATAAAATTTCTGCCTCTTTCAGAGGTAATGTGGTGTCTCCGGGAAACGTAGACTCTGTCAACGTGACGACGTCTTTGCTCCGTGTCAATGGAAATTTTGCAGGAAACGGGTTTCTCTCTGTTAGCGGTAATCTGGTCGCGAATTATTTTATCGGAAATGGTATTTTTGTGACAGGTGTGACGGAACAAATTTCAAACACGGTAAACGTAAATATCATAGGAAACGTGTTCACACCTGGATCGGGTAACATATTTGTTGCTGGTCAGGTAAACGTGAACACGTCAGGAAACGGAAATCTTTTTGCTCGCACGTTCATAGGTAACGTGATAGCGAACACCGCGACCACGGATATCCTCGTCGCAAATATCATTACCGTAGGTGCTCAGAACATAGGGATCACGAGCAACGGGAACGTCATTACGAGTATTTTTTATGCGAATACGTTTGCGTCTACGGGGAATATAATTGGAACGTTTACGGGTAACGCACTCGTTTCTTCCGGAAACGTACTCGTTTCCAACGTGACCGCAGGAAGTCTTGTCGCTCTTCCGAATCTCTTTGCGACTGGGAACGTGATGGCTCAAGATGTGTGGAATGCGGGAGATATTCTCGTGTCTGGAAACGTCACGAGATTTTCTAACGGTGTCATTCTCAATGCAGTATCAAACGTGACTTCGTACGATACGAGCGTCACACCCGTCGTATTGAATACCGTTTCTAACACGGTTTACAAATATACACCCACATTGTGTAATTTGTCAACGATGATTAATACCGTCGGAATGGAAGGTACCATGGTACTTCGTGCGGGTACGTTATACAGGTGTGGAGTCGGTTGGAACAATGGGGCGTATCAGACCTTTGGATATAACAGTTCATTCATATTGAACCCGTTGACTCTGATAGGAGGTCCTTCTGTCCGGGTGAAGGATTTTAAATATACGACGTTCAACGCGATCGTGTTGACGACAGCGGGGGATGTGTGGGCTTGGGGAGGCACGTACAACAGAAGTTATATACCTACAAAGGTGCCTCTTCCTGGGCCGGTAAGAGATATATACGCTCCTCATCAACGTGCTATTTCTAGCGATCAGCCTCTTGCAAACACTATGTCACCCTATGCGGCCATATTAGCAAACGGTCAATTGTTCATGTGGGGTCTCAATCAGAGTTGGCAACTCGGCGACGGTACGAACGCGAGTAGATTAACTCCTGCCATACCTCAAGGTCTTGCTGCACAGAACATCATCAAAGTAGAAATGAGCACGACGTGGGACGGGTCCACGTTTGCGGTATCGAACACCGGTAACTTGTTCAGATGGGGAAACAACTCGATCGGACAATTGGGGTTCGCAAATACAGACGTCATAAGAATACCGATCACGGGAACTATTGGTACGGGTGGGTTGACTCCCGCAAACATTATAGACGTAAGAGTATGTGGTTCGTATTATCCGTCTTTCAATCTCGATAGAACGTCATCTCGTATATTGGCAGGAGACGGAACTTCCTGGGCAGCAGGATCTAATCGCGATGGAGAATTAGGTCTCGGATCGACTTCCGGGTTTTCGTCTGTGTATAGCAGAGAATCGACGAACAGATCGAACATAGTAGGAATCGGTACCATTTCGTGTCTCGCGAATAACGCACATTATATAATTCAGAGCGACGGGCAGATACTGTTCACGGGTGCCCGTAACTTGTACGTGAGTCAACCACCGTCTGCATCAGGTACGTTTTCAACGATCTCCGGAGGATTCCAGTACAATATGAGAGCGAACACTGCCAGGGGTATTTCTCCGAAGATACAGTGTGGGTATTCAATTATAAGCCCAAATATAGTATATGCTACTGTAGAAATGCTAGACAATACCGGTAATTTATATGGTCTTGGTTACAATGGCATGGGGCAACTAGGAACGGGAACGGAGGTGTCTTATGGAAACCAGTATCCTTTCACGCTTTTGAACAGTTACATGCCCGGAAACGCAAAAGTCACCGATTTTTTGACTATAAATTGGCAAATTTTTACGGGAGGAACGACGGTCGCTCGTTCCGATGGAACGTTGATGACGGCTGGCAACGCGTCATATGTCGGAGCTTCACCTTTGGCTACGTATAATCTATTACCGAACGCCATTCCGTGGTTTACGTACGTGCCAGGGTTCGGCCCGCAGAACGTGATATCGGCGATGAAATGATGCGAAAGTATATACAAAAATATATTACGATATAGAAAGAAATGTCTGGAAGCGATTTCAAATCAGATTTGTTAAAGTATGGGTACGTAAATTATGATACGTCGGAAATGATTTTTCCTGGAAACATATCCGCTACGTCTATTTCTGCGAATGCTATTTACGGTAACGTGAACATCGTTTTATCCGGAACGGCAAACCTTGATATAATAGGAAATGTGACCGGAAACTATGTCACGACGGGAAACGTTCTCGCAAATACGACCACGGCAACTTCTTTCCTGGGAAACGGTTCCGGGTTGACCGGCGTGTTAATCTCTCTTCCTCGCAATGCCAACGTGGACATCGTCGGAAACGTCGTGGCACCGGGGAACGTGACGGCTACCGGAACCGCGAATGTTACCGGAAACATAACCGCGACGTATTTTTTGGGCAACGGCGCCTTGTTGAGCGGAATAGCCAGCGGCACTCCTTCTCGTTTGAATGTTGACATAACTGGAAACGTCACTGCTCCTGGCAACGTATCGGCGGGAGGACAAGTAAACATCGTGGGAAACGTCACGGGAAATTATTTTTTAGGTAACGGCGCTCTTCTGCAAGGCGTTTTGACGTCTCTTCCCAATCGCGTGAATATAGACATTGTCGGAAACGTGATTGCCCCGGGAAATGTGACAGCTGCTCGCATCGTATCCTCCGGCAACGTGACGGCAAATACTTTTATTGCTAACGGGGCACTCTTGACGGGTGTGACGACGTCTATACCATCATCTGCTTTGATAGATATCGTAGGAAACGTGACGGCACCCGGCAACGTGTTCGTATCCGGTCAACTGCATTCGGCAGGAAACGTCGTGTCTTCTTACGTGTTCGGAAACGGGTCGTTGTTGACGGGTATAGTGACGACGATTCCGACCACTATACCGATAGACATCGTCGGTAACGTGACTGCTCCAGGTAACGTATTCGTTCAAGGACAAGTGAGAACTCTTGGAAACGTGGTGTCTAACTCGTTTTATGGAAACGGCTCTCTTTTGCAAGGTATTCTCGCGACTGTACCAAATCGCGGAAACATTGACATTACAGGAAATGTGACTGCTCCGGGTAATATTTTCGTCCAAGGGCAAGTGTATGTTGTGGGAAATGTCGTAGGTAGCACGACGAATTCTTATCTTATAGGAAATGGATCTCTTTTGACGAATCTGCCTTGGATAGTTCCACGACAGGCGAACGTGAATCTTCTAGGAAACGTGTATTCACCCGGTAACATATTCGTTCAAGGAAATCTCGTGTCTGCAGGAAACATAACATCGTCGTATTTTATAGGAAATGGAACCACTTTGACGGGAGTTTTGTTGTCGATACCTTCGAATGCAGCTATTGATATAACGGGAAATATTCTGTCGAGAGGAAACCTGTTGGTCCTCGATCAAATGAATATAGCGAGCAACGTTTCGGCGAATTTCTTTTTCGGAAACGGTTCTGTGTTGACCGGAATTTTAAACGGGTTGCCTGCGACTGCCGCTATGGATATCGTTGGAAATGCTCACGCTCCCGGGAATGTTTTGGTGCAAGGACAGGTGAACGCGAGAGGAAACGTGGTAGCATCCGTATTTTCAGGAAATGGCGTGTTCGTTCAATCTATCGTCGCAAATTTACCAGCATTCGCCTACATCGACATAGTGGGTAACGTGTTTGCACCGGGTGACGTGACTATAGCAGGAGACGCAAACGTGACTGGAAACGTCACGAGTCCGTTCTTTTTTGGCAACGGTGATTTTTTGACCAATATAATAACCGTTCTCCCTCAGGTAATCGCCGCGGATATTACAGGCAACGTGAGAACCGCGGGAGTAGGAACGGGATACGTGGTGGCTCTGGGCCAGATACGATCTCTAGGCAATGTGGTCGGTCCTTACTTGGTCGGAAATGGTTCGCTACTCCAAAACGTCCCAACTCCATTACCCTCAACTTCTTCTATAGATATACTTGGAAATGTACTCGCACCAGGAGACGTGTTTGCTCAAGGACGGATGAACGTGAGCGGAAATGCAACGAGCGCGTTTTTCGTAGGAAACGGGGCGTTGTTGTCCGGAATATCTCAAGCGTTGTCGCCGACGACTCGTGCTGATATACTCGGCAACGTGACGTCTTTCGGAAACGTCGTCGTGGCAGGTACTGCAAACGTGGCAGGAAATGTGACGGCTTCGTACTTGATAGGTAACGGTAAATTTTTGACGAACGTCCTCCAGAGTTTCCCTCTATTTGCAAATATAGATGTTTACGGAAACGTGCTTTCTGGTTCGTACGCAACGCTTGGAAATATCAATGCATCCGTGATAGGAAACGTAGGCAATGTCATCGTGACAAATTCCAACGTGACCGCGAGGTATTTCAGAGGAAACGGAACGGAACTCACCGGAGTATTGACGAGCATTCCGACGCTTTCTTTTGCGAACGTCCTGAGTGGTAACATAATAGGCAATGTGATGACTCCGATAGTATTAAAGGCAGACGGCACCGTCACGGCATCTAATTCTGCGGCCGTAGGAGGTATCGCAACCTGCAAGTACTTGATAGGAAATGGATATTCTATCACGTACCCTGGAATTTTTCTGAATCCTTATGGAACCGTTTCTGATCAGGCGGCTCGTCTGGCTCTCACGGGAATTTCTCCGGGAGCGTACGTGACTCAAACCGACGTAGCTTCTCAGTTTTTGTTGACGACGCTGCCTGCGAGCGCGAATGCAAACTGGATACAACTCACTATTCCTCAATCAAACGTCATGAGCGTATTTGGTCGGACGGGAGGCGTTGTTGCCTCGACGAACGATTATAATGATTCGCAGATTAATCTCTTCGTCCCAGTAGGAACCATTCCTGCGACTGCGAATCTTTCGAATGCTCTCGTGTACTTGAATGCTTTGAAAGCAAACATAGTGAACGGGGTCGTAACGTCTCCTTATTTCTTCGGTCCCGTGCTCTCTCCTGGAAACGTGGATGCGACGAACGTTTCGACGAGTCGATTTCTCCTCCAAGGGAATGCAAACGTCTCTGGACAGGTGAACGTCGTCGGTAACGTAACACAAAACTACGTTTTTGGAAATGGTTTCTTTTTGACCGGCGTGACGTTCCCTTATCCCACTTTAGCACTGATAGATATCACCGGAAACGTGACCGCTCCTGGAAGCATTTCGGTAGCCGGTCAAGCAACGGTCGTCGGGAACGTCATCGCGCCTTTCTTGAGATCCGCGACCCTCGCTTCTAATCTCTTGGATACGTTTTCCAATGTTATCACGGTCGATACCATCACGAACACTCAGGTTCCTAACGGTAGCAGTCCGGTGATACTGAACGGCCAAGTGAACGTGACGGCGAACGTGACGTCTTCGGGATCGATGTTAGGAAATCTCGTGAATAATAACGGTCTGGTGGTAGGAAATACGTTCGTGGGAAATCTCGTATCGCGTGGGAATATAGACGCAAATGTCGTGACTGCAAACTTTGTCAACGTGTATGGTAACGTTTTTATTACGGGAAACACGGTGTCTAGAGGCATCTCTCTCACCGGAAATATAAGTGTCGCGGGCAACGTAAATATCGGAGGTCTGGTTCTTTTGTCACCCGTATCTACCGGGGGAGGATTACCGTTCATGCCACAAGGAGATACGTCTAATTACACTCCGCTATACATCAACACGACATCGAATGCTCTGACGACGTATCCGTCACGACTCACGTGGTTTGCCAACGTGAACAATCAACTCGGAAATACCGGGCTGATGTTCGTATACAAAGACACGCTGTATGCATCTGGTAGAGGATGGACGGACTCCAACCCCAATTTTGTGTATGGATACATTCCCAAAACAGTTGTTCCCACACCTATCATGTTCCCTGGTATATCACCTCCCGTGACGGGTATAAAAACGGTCGTTCACGATCCGTTCAATGGAGCGGTATTGACGAGTGACGGACGCGTCTTTTGGTGGGGAAGAAGTATCGTGTCGAGTACCGGGGTCGTAGGAAGCTGGCTCCCTATCAGAGTGACGTTCCCAGGAGGAGCGTTGATAGACAAGTTGTATTATGCGAACAAGAGACTCGAAGGTGTTGGTTCCGTCTCGAATGTCGGAACTTTTGCGGCCATCAGCACGACGGGGATTCTATATATGTGGGGGGCAAACAACATGGGACAACTCGGTCTCGGGAACGTGTCGCTCGTAAAAGATGTCATCCAAACGCCGTTGACTCCTTCTGGACTGACTGGTCTGGTAGTAAAGAAAGTCGCCATAAGTCAATCTGATATACCGTCCGTTGCCGCTATTCTTGCCAATGGAAAGGTATACGTTTGGGGAATGAATACCGCGGGCGAACTCGGAATAGGAAACTTCACGAGCCCGATCTCCACCCCGACGCTTATATCCGCGGGATTGATAGACTCGCAAGCGAACGTGACGGATGTCGTATTCGGAGGATTGGCATATTCCACGACGCTTTCCAGGCAAAGCTGTCGAGTGTTGTTGAGCAACGGAGCCACGGGCGCCGCGGGATTCAATACGAGCGGTGAATTAGGGACGACTGTAATCTCCGTAGGTTCTGCTTCAAACACTTTCAGAAGAGAATCGACGAATATGTCTAACGTTGCGGCGATAGGAACGATCCAATCCGGATGCCCAGCGCATTATGCGATCATAAACAACGGGAACATACTCTTTTGTGGAAATACAAATGCGTTCGGAGTGAACTCATCTCCCTCCATACAGACCGTGTTCACGCAATCTATAGGGGATGCCAGCGTGGGCAACGTCATGTTCTATGGTTTCCAAGGGGCCATGTTATCGAACGTCGGCACGGGAGCCGCGGTGACCAATCCAAAGATAATAACGACGTCGTCCGGTACCGCAAACTCCGATAGATACTCTGTGTATGTGTTGGATAGAACAGGAAACTTGTACGGTTCGAGATACAATCGATTGGGAAACTTCGGAAACGGAGCCGCACTCGCAGTGTCTGGAGACATGTTGTCCGGATTCATAAACATCAATCAGTTCTTCCCCCCTGGAAACTCGCAAGTCATAGATGTCACGACGGGAGGAAACCCCAACGCATCTTCTCAAGAATCTGGGACAATAGTGAGTCTCGCGGATGGAACCGTTCTGGCAACAGGTGTTAATCAATATGGTAGCGTACCGAATACGTATGCACCTTCGGAACTAAATGATCCGGGAAACACTGCCGTTCCTTTCTGGACTCCGATGATAGGAAGACTGAACGACGTACGTCTATGAGCTCACATTTTCCAGCGCTGTCCACAATTATGACATTTTGCAAAAACGGTCATCTCAAACACCCTCGCTTTCGCGATATTTAAGAGGGAGTAGACTATATCTTAAGCCTCCGAAGAGACCCATCGCCGTCTAGTCGTTGAACCTTCTCCGTATATAGGAGCTTGGCTGCGGATCACCCAATCCCGAGAATTGTTACCGTACCCGAGGTCCTCTCTCGGCCGGACAACGATTTCTCGTCGTCTTTGGTATCTCGGGCTCTCAGGGCGTTCCCGCAATTTGACGATGTCGCGTTCCGTAGAACACTAGCAACTGACATATACCACGAAAAGTGGTATCTGGAAGTCCAAACGGATTTCCCGGGCACAGGGTCCAGATGTGCCCGGCGTGATGCTTTTCCACCCATGACGTCTAGGTTCATCCCCGCTTTTCGTTTGTAGCTCAAAGTACGTCGTTTTCTTGCTTTTGCATTTTCTGCACTCCAGCATACCGTCTGGAAGATCCTTTGCATCTATTGCTGACGCGTCGGAAAACCGCAGAGCTTTTCTCGCGGCAATCTCGAACGCTTCTTCCCATTTTTCGGGGCAAATCTCGTGAGGTTTCGCGAACACGAACGCCTTGATCGAATGTTCTCCCTTCTTCATCTTTTCCATGAGATCCGGGCGCTGCCGAAGATTGTATCGCACGCTCAGTATCTTTTGCGTATACGCATTCCGAAACGTGAAGTTGTCCCAAACTAATGATGTCTCAATTTTTTTGCAAAACTCGACCGCGTGGTTCCACGAGGCTTTTTCTAAAAACGTCGACGTCTTCGTGTCTTGAACGACGGCGTCGAGCATCGCCCTCGAACGTTCCCGTATCTCTTCGGGAGTCGATGTCGGATCGTAAATGGGTTTCTTCACCATATCGTATGGTGAAGAAATCATTTAAGTTATTAAAAATATCTTGATATAGAAATGACAAGCAAAAAAAAGAAGTTACCGCTCAGCAAAAGCGAATTACCATTCACACCATACGTATACGGGAGCGGCACCGAAAAGCGTTCGAATAATTGTTATGCATTCGCCATTGATTGGCTCGAGAGAAAAAACAGAAAGTTGCAACCGGGAGAACTGTCGAAGACTCTGAAAAAAGACGACAAACTGACGGACCCGAAAACTCTCAAAGAACGCGTTCTTGCGGACCTCGCCACGAAAAAGGACGGAGGATATATATCAACGCCAGGGGCGAAATGCCACGAAGGATACTACAAGATCATGGCTTTCGTGTCTGATGGAGATTATCATTTTTATCGTCAGATGGGGGACGTGCTTCTTGATACAAACGGTAAAACGATCGACACGCTCGCCAGAAATACAAACGTCAAGAAGAACCAGATAGATCTTCCTCAGAATTCCGACAAGGCATTGGTGAAAAATTCTGGGTTGTGGGCTCACAAACGTGGATTGGCAGAACTTGCAATAACAGACGCAAGTGGAAAATTTATCATCGATCCGAGAAAAGCAGATCGAAATTACGGAGACGGTTTGAATTATTCCAAGTACGTTGCGACATTCTGCATTTCCAATAGTTTTGGAAAAGGCGGACCCATGAGCTGCATCAAAAAAAAGTGAAAATTCATCTCGAGGACTTTTGTCGATATACGATAATATCGACAAAACGGTCTTATATCATATTCGACAATTTTCAGAAAAACACATGGCGTCTCTCGTCCGCGCCCCCTGCGTTCGCGTCACGACTCGTCGACCCTCGGTGCGGACCCGTGCCGCTCTCATCCCGGAGATGTACGGCCTGTTGCATTCGTACGTGTGCCCCGCCGTGAAGGAATGCTCTGGCATCTTTGTCGGTACGGAAGAGCACCAAATGAGCGTCGTCGTCAAAATGAACGTGATCGCGAATCATCTCGACATCGTGGGCGTCGAAAAATACGTGTTGAAAGCGTTGCTGATCGACGACGATCAATTGGCTCTGGACATCTCGACTGCGGCCGATACGTATCATGCATCGATCGAAGTAGTCCGTCAGTTCATTTCCAAACTTCCGGCAGACGTGAAACTACCCGACGTGTGATCACACGTTCAGCACGAAAAACGTGAGTTCTTCTCGGGTGATCGTGCTCGTTCTCCGGAAATATGCGACGATCCTGCCGAACATTGCGATATGTAAATATAATATTTCCGTATATTATCATGGCCAACAATTGGAAGCAGCTATTCAGATATAAATCTACTGATAAATACCAAAACGTTTACGCAAGAGCATATCACCAGCTAAAACTCGCGAAAACTTTTGCACCTTCTACCGTTCCCGCTCTCGAGAGAGCGCTCGCGAACGCGAAGATGTACTTTGATTCGAAGAAGAAAGCGCCCGTAAAGAAGATCAGTCACACGGGAGGATACATATCAAACAAAAATCGTAATGCGATAGTTCGCAGAATGCGTACATAAGCATCTTTTGAGTTTCGCTAAAACGTCGATATAAAGTAATATCGACGTTTTGTCTCAACAATGAAATAGCAATTTTCGTGTGAAATCTATTTTTTCGGCATGAATCTCCACATGTCTATGTTCTTTTTCTTCACCGGCTTGGGAAGAAGAACTTCTATCTTCTTTTTAGGTGGAACATACTCTAAATTTGCAAACCGTTCGAACGGGTTTTTTTTGACCGGCGGAGTAACATACGGTGAGTCCATTTCACAGTCCTCGGGAACTTCCACATCGGTATTGTACTTGATATTATAACCGTTCACGATCGAATCATATTGGGAAATAAATTGATTTTCCCAAAAATTCAAATATCGAGCGGGAATATTTTCTTTCAGGACTCGCATCACGACGTCTTCGTTTCCGTATTTATTGAACGCATTTTTGAGCTTTGTACACTGCGAGCTACTCTTCAAGTGTTCTTTGCCTCGCTGGAATATGCTTCTCGTCGTCTGCCCAATATAATTTTTTCCATTCGGGAAAGTTATGATGTAAATGAGTCCGGTACGCTCCGCCTCAATGATCATATCTACAACACGCGCACATTTTATGATCACGCATTTGCCGCGCACGTATATCGTTGTTCCTAGTATATACTCGATCTCATCGTGACAGAGCATGGCTTGCGGACATCCCATTAGATTTTATTGCACGTTTTCTGGAAATTCCAAGTGCGCGAGGTGCAAGAAATCGAACTCGTTCTTCAATTACCCGATCATCGAGCTGTGTCAGTTTTCCGGAGGAGTCTGGAAGTGTTCGAGGAGTTGCGTGAGTTTCGACTGGAAAAAGGATACGGCGCTCATAGATACGGAGTGTCAGCATTGTAACTTGTACCAGACGTTTGCTGTCTCAGGCGCTGGTCGCGTCGTCGGAACGTGAAAATAATATGTTTTTATGTCATGTGTCTCTGCTGCCTAGACCAGAGAACGATACGAGTGTTCAAAAAAATGACTTTCGAAGAGTTTTACGACGAGTTTTCGCCGATACTCATGCCAGAAGTAACGAAACGTCGATTCTTGCGAGCAAACAGATACAGGCGACTTTTTTTCGGAGGAATAATTCGAGTAGGACACAGCGTGTACATTCCCAAAAGTTATCACTAAGTTGTTATTATATTGACAAACTAATCGTATATCACGATGGCGCCAAGAGATGTAACACAAGAATGTCTCTCGAGGATTTCGTAAAGGAGTTTTTGTCGAACGATCGGTTCTGGTTCCAGAAGAGCGACGAGACGGACGAGTATCTTACGCGAAAATACGAACATCTGCTGGACGAAGTGCGAGAAACCGATGATCCGGCCTACCTCGTAATATTATACGATCAACTTCCACGACATATTTTCAGGAACACGAAGAGCGATCATATCGTCGAGCATTTTTTACGGATGTCTCTCGACGCGTTCCAGAAAGTGGATACGGCGACTCTCCAAGATGTGACGTGGTGCTTCGTCCACATGCCGCTGCGACACACTCGTGACACAAAATACATCCTCGAAGTAGCACGGAAAACATGGGAACGAGTGACTCCTGGATGCCACGAGTTCGTGTTCAGGTTTCTCAGAGCAACGTACGATCGATGCCCGACCGAGGACCAATCCGCATTTATCAGAACCACGTACGAAGACGTCATCTTCGACGCTTCGAAACACGCTCACACGACTTTTTTCACGCCGGAAGACTACGCGCTTCCGCTCGACAGGACGCACCCCGTCGTGAAAGAAGTGGAATCCGCGCTCCGGACAGCGCGTCCCCGCGAGATCACGATGAGTATCTCCGGGGGCGTCGATTCGATGTCGTTGTTTTATATCTTGAGCGGTCTCGCAGACGTGTACGATTTTGAGCTTCGAGTCGTCATGATAAACTATTCGAACAGACCGAGTGCCGACGACGAGGAAGCATTCGTCACCGACTGGGTCAACTGGATCGGGTATCCGTTGTCGGCCCGTAAGATCGAAGAAATACGACGCAAACCGTCGATCGACGCGGGAATCAGGAGGACTTACGAAACGTACACGAGGAACGTTCGCTACGGGACCTACAAGACAATTTCCCCAACGGCCTACATCGCGATGGGCCACAACAAGGACGATCGTCTCGAAAACATCTTCCAGAACATCGCTACTCAGACAAAGTACGACAATTTGTCAGGGATGGATCTCGTCGTGGAACAAGACGGCATACTATTTTTCAGACCCTTTCTGAACGTGACCAAAGATGACATCGTAAAGTACGCGCGATCTCACAACATTCCGTATTTGCCCAATTCGACGCCTCCTTATTTCATGCGTGGACAGATACGAAACACGATCGTGCCAACGATGAACAAATGGAACGCGGAGTTCGTCCCGGGCCTCTTTCATCTCCAAAACGTCCTGGCCGAAATGTCGTATATCGTTGATAGTGCGGTGACAGCGTTCGTCGAGAAATTCGACGACCAGAAACGCGCGGTCGTCGACGAGTCGTATGTCAAAATGGGCTCGTATTTTTGGAAGTCGGTGTTCGAGAAGATGTTTCCCGACAGGACGTTCAAGACGAGGATGATGGGAGAATTTTCGAATGCGTTGAGGAGATTCGAAGAATCTACGACGTTCCAGCTGAACAAGAACACGCGCATCACGATGATCCGAAAGAACGAGAATATCGCGATACGATTTCATGATACGTAATATTTGTCATTTACGAGTGTCATTTGTCGCTTGTCACGTTCGATTATAAAATGGCTCGTCAACTTTACGTTTTTAATTTGATGTGTTGACTAAATGAGTTCCGAAGAAGATAAAGATGCGATTATTGCCGAGCTCAGAGCGGAACTCGCCGTGGAAAAAGCAGCTCGCATCGCCGCCGAAGCCAAACTTCACGAACGACAGGTACGATGGGTGAGAGACTCGCTGTCGGGTGCAATCGCAGAAACCCGTTTGTACCATCTGACGACGCTCACCGGTTCCTGTCGTGTCGCAGCCCGGACCTCCTAAACCGCAAGAGACCAAGATTAATTGACAAACAACGTGCATATTGTCACACAAAGTATATAAACGAGGCTCGAGATCGTATGTTAATGGGAGGCGAGCACGTGGTGTACGCGATACTGATGCGCGGTCTCGTGCTCGACGACGTCGATCCTAGCGAATTCAAGTATGCGTACGTCGGATATACGAATGATTTCGAACGACGGATGATACAACATCTTGCTTGTATAAATAATACTGACTATAAAAAGAGTAAAAAGTTGTATAATCGTCTTCGGTATTATGGTTGGGACAACTTCGACAAGATGATATTGATGTCCGGATTGACCGAGGAGGAAGCAAAGGATGCCGAAATAGAGATGATCGCCAAGTACAACACGTTTGAGCAAGGGATGAATTCTGCTCCTGGAGGCGAAGGATTTAGTTGTGGTGCCGATCATCCATTTGCCAAAGCAGTAAATGTGTATAATAATTCTACTGGCGAGATCATATCTTTTTTATGGATCGGAGCTGCTGCACAATATCTTGGAGTCGAATCATATAGAGTGCATAATGTCGTGAGTTCTTCTAGTACAAATGAACAGACATATTCTCCAATTCATAATGCATATTTCCAAATAAAATATGCTTATGATGATACACCATTTATTGAAAATATGGCAACACCAACTAAAAAAATGTCTGAATCACAAAAAGGTAATAAGTATCATATCAAAGCAATCAAAATATATAATAATAGTACAGGCGAAATCATTCCATTTTCATGGATGGGCGGTGCTGCAGAATATCTTGATATAAATCGTGATTGTATAAAAGCAGTAGTCATTGGTTCTAGTGCAAACGAACAAACGTATTCTAAAAAACATGAAGCATACTTCCAAGTTAAGTACATTGATGATGAAACGCCGTTTATCAAAGATATGCCGACACCAAATCAAAAAAAATCCGGCAAAAATAATTATAATTCAAAACCAATATGTGCTTTAGGTAAGTTATATGGTACTATTTCTATGGCTAGCGATATGCTCCGTGAAGTGTGCAATACAAAATCCGAAGGTAATTTTATGAGCGATTGGGTCAATCGTAAAAAATATCAGCACAACGTATTTTACGTGACCAAGGAATTCTATGAACGATATAAAGATACGACCGAACGCGTGACTCGTGAGATGTACGATGAGTTTCTATCAAACAATATTGACTAAAACTTTTTGCCATGGCAAACCATACTTACATTCAAGATTTTTCTGAAGTTGATTTGTTATCTCTACTAAGCGTCCTGAAATCCACATCGTGTCGCAGCCGACGTTTCCGGGCTTGCGGCAACGTAAACCCACCTTATTTCCCGTCCCCCAATAGGGGAATTTCTTTACGAACTCGGGATCCTCCGCCACTTGTTCGTAGTAAATTTTCATGAAGTCGTTCTCTCCCGGATACGGAGCGAACCCTTCTTTCTTCCATAGGAAAAAGGCGACTCCGAGGAAGATCAGAAGCGCGAACAGTGCAATATACAATATCATTTATGTATGTAAACATTTATTTTTTATGATTGTAAAATTAAAATAAAATATAATCATAATAATAAGTAATAATGAGTAGCGAAGAAACGGCGCGCTCTACCGGTTCGCCCTTTCCAATCAATGCAACACTACGTGACGTATTCGCCGAGGATCATTATTCCCCTCTCGACAGCGCCGAGCTCCGCCTGGCTCCGAGCGCGGCCGTCGGCGGTGACCCCAACGTGCAGAGATGCTTCTCCGAGGCCGAGCTCGCTCAGAAATGCCCCTCTTTGTTGTATAAACCAACGCCCAAGCCGCCAGTGCCGGAGCAATGTGTCCCTTATACACAAATTGATTTTGGTGACGGCTACGTCAAAGACTACGGTGAGAACCCAGACGGCGGATTCCCTGCGATCATACCGGACTCGAAAATAGAAAAATACAGCATAAGTCAGTGCGCTTCCCAGGGATCTTTGCCTCTAAAAGACAACAATCAGACGATCATCAAATCGGAAGATGGCAATCTGACGATAACGTTATTGCCTCGAGTGGCGCAGGCCGTGTACAGCATAAAACTTGGTACTACGGAAATCCTGAACGTCCCCAACGGCACCATGTTCTCGACTGCCGCGTTGAACGTACCCTCTGGCGCGAGCGACAAAGTGTCTCGAGTGGACGAAGCGGGCGCGCAGGTCGCGACCAAGACGACATCTAAGGTCGTGAAAGTAGCGGCCTCAAAAAACGCCGCATACACGCTCGTTCAAGCGAGCTATGCTCTTCCTCCGGGGTCCATCGTGAACGGAAAGAAGACCATCGCGAGAAGCACGCTGTCGTCCACGAACATCGAGAAAAGCATAAGCATCGCCCCAAATCGCGTGGTGAGATATCAGACGAGCATCGAGATTCAAGATCCTTTCGTGAGCGGTCGGTTCAACATGCCCGTCTTTTCTCTGAAGCCCGAACTGATGAAGATTTTCGTGTACAGAAAGTCGACGAACTCGTGGACGACTCCGACGGAAGCGTCCCTCAAACTCGACAAGGACGTTCTGGCGTACATCCTGACGACGACCGATCACAAGGTCGCGATGGGCGTGAGAGTCATCAGCTTCCCGATGCCCCAAAACTTCGGGTCCACGTTCCCCAACTCGTTCGATACCAACATCACCCGCGGCACGACTGGTATCGCGATCGCTTCCACCCTGACGGTAGGCACTCGCGGAGGAAATCCCAACGGCATATACGCCCCCGCCGGCAAGTATTGCACCACTCAGGACTTCATTTTTGGCTCGCTCGAGTACGTCCAGAACTTGCTGAACAAGGTCCTCGGAGCTTCTTCCGGAACGTGTCCCAAGGTCGAGTGTCCCAAAGCTCCTTCCGGAACCGCTATAATACCCGGTAAGGTCATAAACGTCGGCAGCAAGGACAATTTCTTCGTCGAGTACATGAGCAAAGAAGGAAAAACGACTGGGGCGGGAGTAACGAAACCCAATCACAATTTCAAAAAAGGAGAGGATGTAAATGTCATGGTCGACATAGACACTTGGAAGGTTAAAAATGTTATGAAGCGTGGCGTAGGTCCCGCTCCCAAACCCGCTCCCAAACCCGCTCCCAAACCCGCTCCGAAACCCGCTCCCAAACCCGCTCCGAAACCCGCTCCCAAACCCGCTCCCAAACCCGCTCCCAAACCCGCTATTCCTACTATAGTAGTCACTGGAACCGTGACCAAAGTAGTGAACCCCAATAGAGTGTTTGTCAAATATA